ACTACCAGATAACATTGCTAATCTTTGTCTATGTTTCTTTTGCAAAAAGGGATCTTTATCTAACTTGTCAATGGTTTTTTGTATACCTTTCTTTCTTTCTTTTAATTGTTCTGGAGAAACATCTACAGTTAATACTGTGTTTTTATCATCAGTAATAGCTTTGTGCACTTCTCCTAAACAACTTACATCTATTAAATCAAGATCATCGCCAAACTCTTCGTTTAATACTTTAGCACCAACTAAAAAAGCTAAATCAGCTACAGTATCTATTTTCGTTGGACCAAATCCTGGTAGGTT